CGGGCAGTGGAACGAGGTGCTGTTAGATCTGGTTCAATTCTGTACGGGCGCCTTCTACCTCGAAGAGAATGAGATCACAAAGCCTGGGTTCAATGGCTTTAACTTCATATCAATGCCTCCAGGGACCTATTGCAATATGTTAGGCCGGAATGGAAAAACCCAAGGCCTATTCAGGGATCTAAGGCTAAAAGCCCATGAGGCCATAGAAAAATGGCCGGATAAGGTTAGCGACGAAATCAAGAAGAGTGCCGAGAAAGATCCGGGTAAGCTGCATGATTTTGTTCACGCTTGTTTCCCTGTAGAATGGTTTGGGGGTAAGCATCGGATCAAGAGATTTCCCTTTGTTTCTTACTACATAGACGCCAAGAAGAAGATGCTTATGCAGGAGGGCGGCTATTCCTGGTTTCCCTTCTTCGTGATACCTTATCTGAGAGAATCCGGGGAAGATTATGGCCGTGGGCCTGGATGGACCGCACTTCCTGAGGTTAAGACAGCGCATAAGACCCGCGAGCTATCCCTGAAGGCAGATGCTCTTACCGTCCTTCCACCTATGGGCATGGTAAGCAATGGTGTTATAGGGACCGTCAGGCTTACTCCTGGGGGCCTTACAGTGATAAAAGGACCGGATAGCCTAAGACCCCTTCTTCCGGGGTCGAAGGTAGGAGATAGAAGGGCTATCATTGAAGATCAAAGGCAGATCATTAAAGAAATCTTCCATTCTGACAAGGTTAAGTTCATCCCTCCAAGAGACCAAACCGGGCAAATGACGGCCTATGAGGTGGCCAGACGGTATCTGTTAGCTCAAATGCTGTTAGGGCCTACGTTTGGAAACATAGTGGATCATGGGTTTGATCCATTAATTGAGACCTCGTTTCAAATGATGTTTCAAGCTGGGGCCTTTCCGCCGCCTCCTGGTGAGCTGGCGAACCTCCTGGAAGGTCCTGAGGGTAAAGTTAACGTCGAATATGAATCTCCACTTGCCAGGGCTATGCGAGTCCAGGAGATAGAATCCATTCAGAACACGATGGAGGCCGTGAGCGCCATGCTGGAAGTTAAACCTGATATTATGGACAACTTTAAGCTGGATGAGCAAGCGGTATATGTAGCCAAGGCCCAAGGGTATCCTACGAAGCTGATCAACTCGAAAGATGAAAAGGAAGAGATCCGGGATGAACGGGCCGAGGCTCAAAAGAAGAGTAAGGAAGAGGCTGAGAAGTTAGCACTCTTGGCCAGGGCCGGTAAGGATGCTGCTGGGGCTGCTAAAGAGTTGCCGCCTGAGGTTATGGAGGCTTTGGGAGGGGGTGAAGCTACCCAATGATCCATAAAGAATTTAATATGTTAATATCGGGCCATGTAAGCTACAAGGGCGAAGAAGGTGTTTATGTTATCGAGATTAACCCGGACCATGAGTTCGAGGAAGGCCTGGGGGCTGAGATACGATATATCGTAGCCGATCAGTTGGGTCCTGCCTTAATTCGTTATCTTAATAGAGAGCATGGTCTAAGTTTGGAAGTTGGGGATATGAGATTGAGGGGAGGGGGTGAACCAGCATGAAGACGTTGATCATAGGTGGACATCATGATGGTGAGAGGGTTAACGTAGAGGGGAGACGTACAAAGCTCTTGTTGAGGGTAAGATTGACACCGAATGGCTCGAAGAAGCCCGTAAGGTCCAGTTTTTCCGCCGTTCAGTCAGAGGAAATGGTGCCTATTATGGCAGGCTTTACAATGTTAGAATATCGCCTTAGAGAGTTTCATTCCTCTTCCGGAAATGTTACGCTATACGCTCATCCGTCCTTGAGCGATAAGGGAGTAATGCAAAGGCTCATGGCTGGATACAATCCTATTACAGCTAACGAACGGCAATGAAGGGGGTGAATAAGGATAAATGCCGACCAGAAGACAAATTAGAGCATTAAGCAGAAAGGAGGGTATTCCATTGAATGAAGCAGGTAAGAAAATGGTTAAGGACGCCATAGATATACAGGCTAATCGTCATAGTGGGGTCATGATCATTGGAAACGATGAACAGAGGGCAAAACAGTGCGCTCAAGCAATTGGAAAGGCCATAAAACACTTAGAGGACAAATACAACTGTGTATTTCAGCCTTGCGTACAGGTTACGCCGGATGGCAACATAGGATCGTTCCTTGTGCATCCTAAAAAACCACGCGGAGGGCCTAACAATGGCGGATAACGAAGACCAGAAGGCCATAAAAGCCCAGAAGCGGGAGTACACGAAGCGGATCGCTGACTACCTTAAAACCTTCACTTCCGCGCATGGTAAGCGGGTTTTGAAGGATATGAGGTTGTCGTATTGTGGTCACTTCGAGCCTTCTAAGGACTTAGGGTCCATGGGCTTCGAGATTGGCCAGAGGCAGGTCGTTAAGGACATAGAGGCCTTGCTCCTAACAGGTAAGAACCCTCAACTGATTGAAGATTTGTTCAGGCAACCGGAAGACGACGACTTTGAACTTTAATATCGTGGGTGGATGTGGTAGCCAAAGGCCGTGGTAAGATAGAAAGTGCCGATTAGTAAAGCTGAAGCCCACGACACGAAAGGAAAGTGACATGGCAGAAGAAGACGAAGGCCTCCAGGGGGGCCAGGAAGGTAATGAAGGTGGTGACGGTAGCCAGGAAGGCGGCGGAGAAGACCGCTCCTGGATACCAGAGGACCTAAGGGGAGAGAAGTCCTTAGACGCCATTAAGGACGTTCCAGGTCTCGCCAAAAGCTACGTGGAGGCCCAGAAGCTAATAGGTGCCAGGGACGAGGGTTCAGTCAAGATCCCTGGAGAAGACGCCACGCCTGAGGATTGGGCCGAATTCTACGGTAAGACCGGAAGGCCTGAGAGTGCCGAAGGTTATGGTTTAGTTAAACCTGATGATATCCCGGACGGTGTTCAATGGGATGAGGGGATGGTTGATTGGTTCGGTAAGGTCGCTCATGGGGCCGGTCTGAGTAAGGCTCAAGCCCATGGTCTAATGAATAGTTGGAACGATATGCAGTATGCCATGGGCCATGAAGCCCAGAAAACCATGAAACTTGACATAGACAACCTCAAAGAAACTTGGGGCGATCAATTCAAAGGTAATGTTGAGCTGGGTATGAGGGGCATTGAGCGCCTTCTTCCTGCTAATGAAGTTAAGGAGTTAAATGCTGCCTTGGAATCTTCAGGCATGGGTAATCGGGCTATTATGCTGAAGTGGGCTTATCAGGTAGGGAAGCTGCTCAAGGCAGACGGTTACATCATGGGAGACAGTCAAAGTGGGTTCGTGGGGGCCGACGCAGCTAAGGCTAAGATCGCAGAGATCACAGCAGACAAAACACACCCTCATAACATCATGGATGATCCAGGACATGATGCTGCCGTGAAGGAAATGACGCTATTATTCAAGACAGCTTACCCAGAGTAGGGTAAGGAAAGGAGAACCATGAAAAAAGTACTATGTATTCTTGTAGTTTTGAGCCTGTGTATTCTACCGGCCCTGGTACTCGCGGATTTTAGCGCTAAGGTTCAAACCGAAATCCGGAACGAGATCGGCGCCTTCTACCAGCGAAACGAGGGCAATAAGATCACGATTGATGTTATGGACGGTCTTATGTTACATCTTAACCAGATCTTTGATGCTAATGTGATCAAGCCAGAGCCGAAACCGAAACCGGAAGTCAGCAAGATCCCGAATACAAGGCTGCCGCCGAAGCCAAAGCCAAACCTTCCACCTTCAAGAAAGTAGGTAACATGGGGGGTATAAATAAAATCGCAACAAAGAAAGGGCGCAAGCATCCTAAGGATGGGTGCCAGGCCTGGAAAATATAAGCGAAAGGAGCCAAAATGGTAATGAAAACAGCGGTTAATACAGAAGATTATAAGCTATGGAATGAGGGGAAGAGACCACGGAAGAAAGTCAAGCCTTCTCGCCCTGAACCTAAGGCGCCCAAGGTGGACAATTCAATCAAGCTTGACAAAATCAAGACGAATGAGTTAGTATCTGTAACCAAAGGCAGGAGACACGTTATCAGGAATGAAGACGGCGTTATGTTTATGGGGTACGATGTGGGGTATCAGATAGAAGGTCAGAAGGCCGTTGAGGGTTGGATGTCTGAGGCCGACTATGTGAAACTTCGCCGCCTCTTATTTCGAGAAGGGACTATTAATGTTGACGCGTTAGAGTATTGAATCCGGGCAGCCCTTAGGGGTCCGGGAATCGTAGTATCATAGTAAGCTGGGTAATCTGCAAATGCAGATCCAGGCAAAAGCATTGAGGCTTGAAGCCTGGAGGATCGGAATTGGTCCGGCAATCCTTCAAGAATTATTAACCTTATAGGTTGACTTTTTTGGAGGCTATTATGCCGGAATCAATTGAAACTTATTTTGTTGAACAGTACCAGAATACGATCCGTATTTTGGTCCAGCAAAAGACGAGTAGGCTGGAGAGAACGACTATCCCGCCCATACACGTGACAGGGGATGCCCTGTATTGGGAGAGGATGGGCGCAACTGAAGCCATTGAACTCGTAACCCGCCACGACGACACTCCGAACATTGAAGTTGATCATTCCAGAAGGAGACAGACCGCTACTCCGAGGGTTTGGGCGACCTTGCTGGATACCAAAGATCAAGTTCGGATGCTCGCAGATCCTAAAAATTACTATAACCAGATTGCCAGGATGGCCTTTAATAGGGCCAAGGACAGCGTTATCATTACTGCGCTCGGAGGAACGGCTTACGCCGGTCAGTCCGGTGGTACTGCTGTCGTGTTACCCAGCGCCCAGAAGATAGCGCATGGGAGCGTAGGGCTGACCCTTACAAAGCTCCTGTCGGCCAAGGAGCAGCTTGACGCTGATGAGGTTGACGAGGATATGGAGCGTTACATGGTCGTCGCCGCAAGGCAGGTAACGAACCTCCTGGAGACCACAGAGGTAAAGAGCGCCGACTATAACACGGTCAAAGCTCTTGTTGAGGGTAAGATTGACACCTTCATGGGCTTCAAGTTCATCCGGACCCAGCTCTTGGACCTTACCTCTTCGGTGAGGTACTGTTATGCCTACGCCAAGGGTGCCATTGGCTTCGGGACCCTGAAGGACATTGAGTCCAGGATCACTCAGGAATCGACGAAAAATTTCGCATGGCAGGTCTGGGGTCAGATGGATATAGGTGCCACGCGGATTGAAGAGGAACAGGTTATAGAAATTGCCTGTTCCGAATCATAAGGGAGGTGATCTGTTATGGCATTAGACTTACCGATCCCTTGGGGTGGAAACGCGTATGCCCTCCCTATGATCAATGCTGCCAAGACTAAGCTTACCGAAATGAGGATGTACGGCGGGTCTGCGGTATGGGACCCTGGAAGCTTAGTAGCCGCCGCGCAGGAGTCAAAGGACTTCACGGTGACAGGTGCGGCCTTGGGTGATTTTGCGATTGCCGGTGCCGGTGTTGACGTTACGGACCTCATGGTCAGCGCCGTTGTTACGGCTGCCAATGTTGTAACCGTGACGCTTAATAACGCAACGGCTGGAACGATTAACTTAGCCAGCAGCACTTGGGGAGTTTTGGTATTTTCCGGTCCTTTTTAACCTTAAAACATAACCCTTTAGCCATGGGGTAAGGCAAGCGCCTTACCCTGAAGGAGAAAAATCATGAGAGATCAAAATATGAGTGGTATAGTGGTTGGATTTCCGGACCAGACAATTCATGAGGAAAGCGAAACCCAGCAATATCCAATTGGTATGATCCATGAAAGGCATGGGCGCCGGTGGAGATATTTCCAGGCTTATGAGGCCATTGGTGGCGATCATCGGGGATGTCCCAATATGTCCACTGTTCCGGGTGATACAGGCGGAAGCGCGTTTGGCATCGAGAAGAATTTTTATTCTTCCGTAGCAGAAGGTGACACCAAGGTCCAGGTGGAAAATCCGGGGTCCACAGAGTTCCCAGAGGATTATTTCGTTGATGGGACGATGGTGGTCTTTTCAACAACCAAGAACCCTGCAATATTCTGTTGCAGGATCAGCGGGAACGACCTTTTCACCACAACGTCTGGGTGGATTTATCTGGACGAGCCAATTCCCATGGCTCTGACCACAGAAGGAACCGATTGGGGTACTGGTGGATGGGGTGTCAACCTTCATCCGAGTCCGTACCGCAATGTTGGGGGTGCGGGATCTAACAATGTCCTTTATCGGACGGTCGTGGTTGTACCGGCAATGTCAGTCCAGGATAACTATTATGCCTGGGGTCAGACAAAAGGGCCTTGCTGGGTTACGCCTACCGCTTATGGACATGGCCGGATCAAGATTTGGCATAGCGACGGAACCATTAAGGATCGAACCGATGGTAGCCTTGGACAGATTGCCGGAAACGCAATCGCGCGAGACTATGATGGTAGTTACGGTGATGGTCTGATTGACCTGGACATTGATGCTTTCTAACCTAAAACATAACCTTTAACAATGCCGGGAGTCAAGGGACTCTCGGCAATATGAGGACAAGATAATGGTAAAACGACAACTTCATCCGGAACTTGCATCGGAAATAAGGGGTCCATTGTATTTCTTTGACTGCGATACGGAAGGGGATCTCCCTTCTCCAGCCTGGGGTAAGTTCGCCGTTGTACGGGAGGCTGATGGTAGAGGGAGACATTACCTTTATATTGGAACCGCAACCGTATGGAAACGGGCAGAACTTGAACTTATAGGCGATTAAGGAGGCAACACTATGAAAAAAATACTCTTAGGGGTGATCCTTACCCTATTTCTTTGTACTTCCCTAACATTCGGGGGGGGTGTTCATAGCGGAATTTTAGGCGGAGAGGGCCTTGACAAGATTGACAACAAGGCCTCCCTGGGCTTGGCTGGGACTTCTAACTCGTTAGCCTACCGAGTAGAAGAGATTGAAAAACATTTTCATTCCAGGGAACGATGGCTCGGCTTACACGCTTCGCCTACTGGAACAAATTGGGCCGACGACGTTCTTACTCCGTTTGTGGCCATTTCAGGCGCCGGTGTTTATGGAGCTGGCGCAAGTGACGAAGCTCTTGTTTTAGGGACCGACGACACTCCTGTTATTTCCGGAATGACTAAGTTTGACGTTCATCGAATCCTCGTTACAGACGTGGATCACGATACACCCTATAAACTTAGATTGGTGTATGGGACTGGAACCATGGATGCTGCCGTTACGGCTGGACAAACTTCGGAGTTCATGGTTCAGTTCGATGCTACGAATCCTCAATTATCGGCGGGTATTCCTGTGGAGGTAATGATGCCGAGAGGAACCTGCGGTGTAACTAAGATATGGATACAAGCCAGGAACGCCACTGATAATTCCGAGATTGATTTCCTTGTTGGAATTCATGAGTACACATATTAGGAGGTAGTTAAATGAAAAAATTACTTGCGGGGCTGCTTGTCTTCTTAGTGTTGGCTGCTGGAACAGCCTTTGCTCTTGGATCAGTCTCGAAGACCGTAACGGCTGAGAATACTTATTCGGATAGTATTGCTATCTTTGGTAAATTCAATGTTTCAATCTCCGGTATTTCCGGGGATACGGTTCATGTTCAAAGGTCCTTTGATGCTGGAACCTTATGGAAAGATGTTGAATCCTACACTGCCGATAAGGAAGATGCTGGCGAAGAAATAGAGCATGACGTTATTTACCGAATAGGAGTTAAGACCGGCAATTATAGTGCCGGAACCATCCTTCTACGCATAAGCCAGTAAGGAGGTGAACCATGGCCAGCATTGTTGATATTTGTAACATGGGCCTCATTCTTATTGGTGATCAGGTTATTGAAAACCTGAGCGATAATAACGACCGGGCCATTGTTGCCAATCTTTTCTATCAAGACACGGTGGACGCCGTTCTAAGGGCGCACCCATGGGGTTTCGCTAAAACGAGGGTCGAGCTTGCTCAAGCTTCAGGGACCCCTGAGTTTGGCTGGGACTACCATTTCACCCTACCTGCCTCCCCGTTATGCCTACGGGTCCTGGAAGTAGAAGAGGACTCCCCTGGTCAGATCCCCTATTCAATCGAAGGTGGAAAACTTCTATGTGACGAGTCCACTCTTAGCATCCTTTACATTGCTCAGATAACGGATACAGGTCTTTTCGATTCTCTATTCACAGATACCCTTGCAGCTCGGCTTGCCATGGCCTTCGCTATGGCTTTAACTAAACAGAAAAAGCTTATAGAGCTTGCTGCTAATGTCTATGACATGAAAATAAGGGAAGCTCAAACGGTTGACGGCTTGGAAAGCACTAAGAAAGAAATATACAATGACACCTTAATATCGGTGAGATAATGAGACTCCATCCAATTCAAATGAGTTTCACAAATGGCGAAATCGCACCTCGATTATTTGGCCGGTCAGACCTCGCTAAATACTGGAGTTCCCTTGAAACCCTGGAGAACTTTGTAATACTTCCGTATGGCGGCGTTAAGCGACGTGATGGGCTTCAGTATGTTGTCGCTCAAAAGACCGAAAGCCGTAAGGTAAGATTAATCCCTTTCGTATTTTCCACTGAACAAGCCTACATTATTGAAGCTGGTCATGAATACATGAGATTTTTCATGAACCACGGCCAGATCCAGGCTGCGGCCCTTGCTGATACGGTGCTACTGCTGCACATGGACGGATCTGATGGCAGCCAGACCTTTACGGATGTAAGCGCAAATGCTCACACAATAACAGCAAACAATACGGTTCAGCTTGATACCGCTAAAAGTAAGTTTGGAAGTGCAAGCGGTTTATTTACAAACCTCAACTTAGATTATTTGCGCGTTCCGGATCATAGTGATTTTGATTTCAGCGCCGATGATATATTCACCATTGAAGTCAATCTCTATCAGACGGTTTTACAGACAGGGGTTGTTTGTAGCCAATATACGGACGCCAACAATAAATTTAGATTCATGGTTTGGGCTGACGGCCATGTTGAGTTTACTGTTTGGCATACCGGAGTTGCACAATCTCTTGCAACGGCTATATCCAAGTTGACCGTCGATACTTGGCACCATATCAGAGTTGTTGGCGACGGAACAAATTACTACCTATTTGTTGATGGAACCTTGCTCGTTACAGCGGCCATTACTAAAAGTATGCAGAACTATACCGGGGACTTGCTTATAGGGACGATTACCGGCATAGTCGTGTATTATAGTGGTTGGATGGATGAATTAAGAATATCCGACGCTGCAAGGTCTGTTGCCAATTTCGTACCTCCAACACAGCAATACCCGCTTACCGGGACCCCTGCTGAAGTGGCTACGCCATATCTCGAATCAGACCTTCCGGGACTTAAATACTTCCAGTCTTACGATACCATGTATATTTTCCATCCGGATCACGAATGGATGAAATTAACCAGAACAGGCCATGCAGCCTGGACCTTAGCAGAAGTTGATTTCACCAATGGCCCATGGCTCGAAGAAAAGACGGATATTCTGTTTACTCCGTCGGGTACAACCGGGACTATTACTTTAGTTGCAAGCGCAGCATACTTTTTAGCGGGGCATGTGGGATCACTCCTGCGTCTTTATGATGATGCCTCAAGTACTTGGGGGTATGTCAAGATCACTATAGTTGCTGACACGACACATGCAACTGCAACGGTCGTTAATACATTAGGTTCGACTGCTGACACCACTAAATATCAGGAAGGGGCCTGGTCTACCGTAAGAGGCTTTCCCTCAGCTGGCGCATTTAACGAAGAAAGCCTTGTTGCTGTCGCAACTGATCATCAACCTCAAACCGTATGGGCCAGTCAGAAAGGTGATTTTGAGAACTTCGAGGCTGGGGCTGATGATGCCGATGGCTTCAGTTATACGATACCTGCA